TAACAGAGTTAATATACCTGTTGAAACTACAACTAATGGTTTAACAGACGCAGTTACATTTAATGCTAATCTGTTTAAAGAAATGTTAGTTGCTAACAAAGATTGTAAATCAGCAGTTCTTGAAGTATCAAACGAAGGTTTGGCTAAAGTAAACTTTAAGATTGATGACTATGATTCTACATATTATATTGTTGCTATGCAGGATGTAGATTAATGGGTTGTGGTAATTGTGATAAAGAATGTGATAAACGACCTTATTATCAGTTGAGAGTTCCTGCTGGAACATATACCGATAATAATATTGTTGGTTTAATGTGGGAAGTTTTTAAACATAGATTTTCACACTTAATCAAACATAGGAGGTGGATGGATTAATGGAACATAGTTTGTGGGTAGAAAAATACAGACCATCTGATTTATCAACTTATATTGGTAACGAGCATCTTAAAAGTAAGGTGGGGATATATCTTGAAAATGAAGATGTACCTCACTTATTACTTTATGGTAGAGCTGGTACTGGTAAAACAACATTAGCAAAGATTATTACAAAAAATATAGATTGTGATTATATGTATATCAATGCTTCTGATGAAAACAAAGTTGATGATGTGAGAAACAAAATCAAAACATTCGCTTCATCAGTAGGTTTTAAATCATTAAAGGTTATCATACTTGATGAGTGTGATTATCTTACACCAAATGCACAAGCTGCATTGAGGAATCTAATGGAAACATTTTCAAAACATTGTCGGTTCATTCTTACTTGTAATTATGTAGAGAGAATTATAGATCCAATTCAATCAAGATGTCAATCATATAAAGTTGTTCCACCTTCCAAGAAAGAGGTTGCACAACAAATGGTTCATATCTTGAAAGAAGAGAATTGTACCGCTGTACTTGATGATGTAGCTCTTATAGTGAATGCAGGTTATCCTGACATTCGTAGAGTTATCAATTCAGCTCAAAGACAAGTTGTTGACGGTAAGTTGAAGATTGATACAAGTTCTGTAATTCAGAATAACTATAAACTACAATTGTTGGAGATGTTATCAAATGGTGCTAAATTGAATGATATAAGACAATTGATTGCAGATAATTCTGTAAGTGATTATTCAGAAATATACAGATTATTGTATGATGAGGTAGAAACTTATGGTAAAAGTAATGTAGCAGAATGTATTTTGAATATAGCTGAAGCACAATATCAAGATGTAAATGTGGTTGATAAGGAAATTAACTTCATGTCACTAATAATAAGATTAATGAGGATATTAAAATGAGACGATTTAAAGTAGTAAATAGTAAAATACAATTTATGGATGATTATGGTAATAGGAAATTTGATACCATATATGTAACATTAAATCAACCACCTTATGAAAATGAAAATATTTTACATAAGACAAAGTGGAATGCGAAAGATTGTACAATAACAGATGTCACACCAAAATTTCAAGGAGAAGAATAATGGAAGATCAATTAAAACAACAAATAGATTTATCAAAAGCAACACCAATGAAATGTGAAAAATGTAATAATCCAACATTTAAACAAACATTGATGTTACATAAAATGTCAGCACTTGTTTCACCAAATGGACAAGAAACAATTATTCCAGCAGCTGTATTTGCTTGTGAAGCTTGTAATCATGTAAATAAAGAATTTACTGAAAAAAGTTCAATAGAAGTGTAAATGCCTTTCTATACTTTTAAATGTCCAAAGTGTGAGGATGAAATAGAAGTATTACAAAGTAAATCCGAACCACCAAATTGTAAAGAATGTAGCACCCTCTTACCAAGAAGATTTATAGATATGGAAAGAGTATTTAAAGTGAATGCTAAACCAATATCAAAAGATGGTTCGTGGGGTTTTAGTAAGAAAAAAGGTTGAAAACTATAGGAGTTATCAGTATGATAAAACAAGAAAAATATAAAAAAGCAATTATAGAAGTTCCAAACTTCCCAATTGAAGGTGTATCTTTTAAAGATATATCACCAGTATTATCTGATAATATATTATGGTATTGGGCAATAAGAGAAATGAGAGAACTTGTTGAAAGACCAAAGTATTGGGTTGGTGTAGATTCTCGTGGATTTTTATTTGCTGGTGGATTAGCAGCATTATCAGGTTCAACTTATAGTGATGGGATAATTATGTGTAGGAAAAAAGGTAAGTTACCACCACCAGTAGAAAGTTATACTTATCAACTAGAGTATGGTGAAGATACTTTAGAAATGAAACGGGGAGAGGGTACAGTAGTTATTGTAGATGATGTATATGCTACAGGTGGAACTATGGAAGCTGTAGAAGAGTTATGTAAAAGAGCTGGATACACAGTTATAGATAAACTATGTTTTATAGACTTACAATATCTTCACGAAGGTGTAAAATGTAAATCATTGGTACAATATGAGTAAAATATTAATAGTATCAGCGTTAAGTAAAGAAATACCTAATAGATGGGAAGGTGGATTAGAGAACCATTCTATATTATATACAGGCGTTGGTAAAGTTAATGCTACATATAATTTAACAAAGGTTTTAGTTGATGACATAGACTTATATGATTTAGTGATTAACTATGGAACAGCGGGTTCTAAAAATTATAAGGGAATAGTTGATTGTACAAGATTCATACAACGAGATATGGATGCCACACCACTGGGATTCAAGATAGGTGAAACTCCATTTGAAAATACACCATCAATGATAGATTTTTCTCATATTAAAAATCCAATGCGTCTAAACTTAACTTGTTATACTGGTGATTCTTTTGCAACTGATTTGACTCCATATGATGATGTGGTTGATATGGAAGCATATGCACTTGCAAAAACTTGTAGGAATTTTGAAATAGATTTCGTAAGTTATAAGTATATATCAGATGATGGTAATCCTGATGATTGGGAAAAGAATTGTAGTAAGGGTTTTGAAGAATTTAAAAAGGTATTAAAATATTATGACAATATTTGATTGGATAAACCAAATGTTAGTTACCAAAAAACATTGGGATGATTTTACAGAAGATGAACAGAAGAAATTCAGTCCATTTATAATCAATCGTTGGTTATCAATGGATAAAGATTTTATTGAAGTTGTAAATGCGTTTCAACAATATGCGATTGGAACTCTTGAATCTCGTGAGGTTTATAAATGGTATTGTGATGTCTTACCAAAAGGAAAAAGATTTAATAAATATATTAAAGGTAAAAGAGATAAAAAATATGATAAAGAATTAATTGAAATATTTACAGAATATTTTGAATGTAGTAAATTACAAACGAAAGATTACCTTGAACTTATTAATAAAGAAGAATTAAAAGAAATTTTAGAAAAATATGGAAAAGATAAAAAAACAATAAAGAGGTTGTGTAAATGAATAAAGAAACAGATGGAAAAGTTATAGCTAAATTTAAAGATGGTAGAAAATTGGTGGCTGTAAAACCAAAATCATCTTATAAAAAAGGAACATTGTATGGTAAGAACCCAGATGCTATTAAATATATTGAAGAACACTATCCTGAAACTGCAAAAGAATTTCAAAGATTACAATTTGAACAATGGGAATTATTTTGTAAGAAACAAATGGATTATGGTCCAAGTAATATAGCTATGGGAACATCATTGGATACTGATGAAGAAAAGAGATTGAGTCTTATTGGTTTAATTGTTCGTATCAATGATAAGGTTCAAAGACTAATTAATCTTGTAGTTAAGAATAATAGAGAAGCCCAAAACGAACCTACCATTGATGCATTCAAAGACTTAGCGTGTTATGGTATAATTGCACAAATAGTTAAGAATGGTAAATGGGGAAAATAAATCCAAATAAGATAACAATCCGAGAAATATCTAAAAAGATAGCAAAGGATATGATTGTAAAAAATCATTATAGTCATAAGTGGACATCTTGTAGATATGCTCTTGGTATATTCTATGAAACAGATAATCAACATGCATTCTTCGATGAGAAAGATGAGAAGTTGGCTGGTGTCGCTATCTATGGTTATCCTGTTGGTAGGAGTGCTCCTAAATCTATATCACCTGAATTAAAAGAAGAAGAGGTTTTGGAATTAACAAGACTATTTATATTT